TATGATAGGCTTGAGGGCAAGGTCGCCAACCCGGAGGAGAACAAGCAGCGGACACAGGCTTTGCCTGATAAAGTAAGTGACACGAACAAAGAAAGATTGAACAAATTGGCAAGTGAATAGTGGCAATAACTGAAAAACCAAAATTCGATATACCGCTGGATTTTCCTGCGTTATGGACGTGCCCACGGACGGGGTTAAAGGTTCCAAAGGACCCGGACAAGAACGTGGCATACCGAGTTGGCCTGCTCAAGAAGGCCGAGAACGACCCCATCATGCAGAGGGATTTACTTGCTGCGTGTAGGGAATCCTTTCTATTTTGGGTAAATTGTTTCGCATTTACGTACCATCAGTTTGAGACAGACCCGATAACGGGCAGGCAGGTCCCGGCCATCCAGACGCATTGGCCGTTCGTGACGTGGCCGATACAGGACATGGGGTTCGAGTTAATGCAGGATGCGTTCGAGAACGGCAAGGATTTACTGACCGAGAAGAGCCGCGACATGGGGGCATCATGGATGCACCTGAGTTTTATTCACTGGTTGTGGCTCACGAGGAAGGGCCTTGAAGCGAGGGAGATGTCGAGAACGGAGGCTTACGTTGATAGTAATGCTAAGTCGCTATTTTGGAAACATGATTATCTAAATCGGTGGCTACCTGATTGGATGCGACCCCCAGGAGTGTTGAAGCGTGGAACAGCAAATCGAACAAAAATGTTCATCTTCAACGAACTCAATGGATCAGCAATCGCAGGTGAGTCAACAACTGAATTTGCTATGTCAGGAGATAGGTGTGGGATTCTGTTGCTTGATGAGTTCGCCAAAGTGGAAAATGGAGAAGCTATCAGGACCGCTACGGCAGACGTTACACCTTGCAGACTCGTTAATTCTACTCCTTACGGAGCAGGGACCGAATACTCCAGATGGAAAAAATCAGGACAAATCCGCGTCTTTTCACTGATGTATTGGAATCATCCCCAGAAGGGCCGTGGCCGGTATGTCACTCAGGAACCCGTAACCAAGAAATACTCCATTCATTCACCGTGGTTTGATGGGCAAGCAGAGCGCCGAACGAAGAAGGAAATCGCCCAAGAGATTCTCGCACAGGACCTTGAGAGTGGCTCCACTTTCTTCTCTATTGACGAGATCGAGAAGCACATAGCTCTGTTTGCCCGAGAGCCACGCATACTGATGAATGTTGACTTTAAGGAAGGTGTGGCCAATGACCAGGTGCAGAAGTTCATCCAACGGAAAGACATTGGGTCCGTCACGTTTAAGAAGGCAAAGACAGGGAAGCTCAGGGTGTGGAGTCACCTTTTTATGGACCGTCCCGATCAGAGCCAAACGTACATCTTTGGCATTGATACGAGCAAGGGCCAAGGAGCGTCTGACTCAGTGGTTTCAATTAAGTGTAAACAAACTAAGGAAAAGATTGCCGAGTGGACCTGTAGGAATACACCTCCTTACGAGTTCGCCCGTATTGTGGTGGCCCTTGCTATCTGGTGCGGTGGGGCAAAGCCCGTTGGCCTCCCGTTCCTCAAGTGGGAGAACAATGGTCCAGGGTGGGACTTGGGGCGTTTACTCGTTGAGACGTTTCATTATCCGCATTACTTCTTAGATGAGACGCGGGGGCAGGCGACCAAGAAGAAAAAGAAGAAGTACGGTTGGCCATCGACACGAGAGGCCAAGCAGGACCTATTGAGTAGATATAACGAAGCACTGGTTCGTGGAGAGATAATCAACCACTCGGCGCGTGGACTGGAACAGGCCAAGTATTATGTCCATTACCCCGGTGGGGGCATCGGACCAGCGGAATTATCTGATAAGAAAGCGGCGGACATGCTGCTACACGGTGACATCGTTATTGCTGATGCTTTGACAGTGAATGACGACGAGGTGCCGAAGGCTAAGAACAACCAGAGAGAAACGCCATTTAGGTCATTTAAGTATCGGATGGACGAACACTTGAGAAAGAACAAGAAACAAAAAGGCTGGAGACAGAAGTTCAACTTCGCGGGGTAGATATGCCTGATATTCTTACACCAAAAATACTACAGAGCGCCTTGAGAGAGGGCATCACACGCAAGCGTAGATACCTCCGGTCACGGGCCATGTACATTAAGGACTACGTGGGCCAGTATTACTCGGCGGAAGCCGGGTTGACAGCCGACCAGCCCATCAACATGATATTCGTGACACTCAGGGCCTTGATACCCAACCTCGTCCAGAAGAACCCGACGAACGAGGTTATCACAGAAATCATACCGTTTATCGAGTATGCTGAGTTGCTTGGGTATTCTCTTGATAAACTCCAGAAGACCATCAAGATGAAGGGCATACTCCGGGGTGGCATAGTGGACTCGGTGTTCGGGTTTGCCATCTTCAAGACATCCCTCAAGGCGTCGGGTATGCTCCTGACGATTGACGACGTGGACGTGGACCCTGGACAGATATACACTGATAACGTGGACCTCGATGACTTCGTGTTTGACCCGTTGTGTAAGAAGTTGGACAAGGCGACATGGATGGGGCATAAGATTAGGGTGAGGCGACAGCAGTTGTTGGACGACCCCACGTTTAATCAGGACCTTGTTAGGCAGTTACCCACGGCCAAGAACGAACAGAACAAGATGAACCGGGCGTCTTCACTGACGACACAGAGTACCGATGCCCATTCACAGTATCAGTTGATGGACTATGTGAACGTATATGAGGTGTATGTCCCGGAGGCGGACTCGATTGTGTATATGCCTGATCCGTTGGAAGTGACGTTTGAAGAGTTCATAGCCGTCAAGGATTTCTATGGCCCCAAGACTGGGCCGTACACTATCCTGTCTCTTACGCCCCCGGTGCCGGATAATCCATTCCCCGTAGCTCCGGTAGGGATTTGGCGGGACCTGAATGATATGGCCAACCGGCTGTGTAAGAAGTTACTCAATCAAGGTGATAGGCAGAAGGATGGCCTTCTGTATAAGTCAGCTTATGCTGATACCGCACAGGCTATGATTGACGCCGGAGATGGGTTCACGATTGCTTGTGACGACCCGACTTCCGTGGTGCCTGTGTCACTGGGCGGACAGAACCAGGATACCGAGAGGGCGCTCAGTCAGGTGGCGTATTGGTACAATCTGGTAGCCGGCAACCCCGACCAGATGGGCGGGATGAAGACCGGCGCCGACACCGCCACAGGGCAGGAGATTCTACAGGCCAACTCTTCCATCACGATAGAAGACATGCGTGACATTATCTCTGATTGTATGGGGGACATCAGCAGCAAACAAGCGTGGTATCTCCACAATGACCCCATGATAGAGATGCCGCTCTCCAAGCGTTCATCTGGTGGAGAGATGATACAGATGTGGCTGACCCCGGAGGAGAGGCGTGGGAGTTGGCTTGATTATACGTTTAGAATTGTAAAGCGGTCGATGCAGTCGATTGACCCCGCGATTAGGACGAAGCGGATAATGGACTACTGTACGAACGTGGTTCCCGCCGCTGTAATGGCCGCACAGGGAATGCTTCAAATGGGTTATCCGTTCAATCTGGAGACGCATTTGACAGAGATAGCCAAGGAATTAGACATCATGGAGTGGTATGTCAAGGTGTTTAATGACCCGCAATTGAAGGAACGTATCCTGCTGTACGCCATGCTCGGCCCCAAACAGGGCGGCAAATCAGGCGGAGGCGGGGGTGGTAACAGTATGGTGTCGCCAGAAGCCATCATGCAGAATAATGGTTCGCCATCAACAGTGAATAATCCGACACCACAGACACAATCCAATCAGAATGCCCAGATGGGGGCCAATGCCTCGCAGAGTGCGAGACAAGGAGTTAGAATATAATGCCCACGTATCCAATGATATGCCCTGATTGTGGTGTTACCTACGATTTGGTAGCACAAATGAATGCAGTACATGAGCGTAAATGCGCATGTGGCGCACAGATGGAACGCAACTGGCAGGAAACGAGTTTCCACGCCAGCCCAGACAGCTACAGTCACACCATCTGGAGTGACTCACTCGCCATCAATCCAGAACAAGCAGAAGAACACAAACGTCATTTTCCTGATATACCTCTCGACAACCAGGGTCGTCCGGGGTTTGAGAGCTACAAGAAACATAACGCCTATTTGGAGAAGACAGGTTTTACGAAGAAGCGACAGAAAGTACGTCATTCAATACGAGACAGGAATCCCCGTAAAGCAACGCCCGAGTAGGGCCTTAACCTTAGTGGAGATAGAACAATGCCAGTACCAGAAATGCCAAGTAGAAACCCGAAACCAGCAGTAAGAGATCAGAGCCGTGGGGAAGGTATGCGTCCCCCGGAAGCAGAAGCAAAAGTTGATATGGCTGTGATAGAAGCGAAGGTAGCACAGACCATAGCTCCGATGTCGGACGGTGTGCCCGCAGTACCAGCGGCACCATCGCCTACCCGGAAACTGGCTATGCCAGGGAAAGAACCCGACCCTACCCCGGAACCCGGAAGCGTCGAACCTGACCCTCTCGTACCAGTTGCGGAAGCCGGTGAGAAGAAAGCCGATGACGGGCCACCCGCGATTCCTGAGAATTACATTAAGGCCGCGAAACACCTTGGAGTGACAGAGGCAGAGGTGGCCGAGATGTATGCAGATAGCCCTGATAGGGCTATCAGGATACTCAAGGGATACCATGAGACGGTGAACAAAACGTCTCAGAGCTTCGCTGCACTCGGTAGGAAAAAGCAGGAGATGGACATATTGGCCGCTCAAAAGGCCGCACCTGCTACACCTGTGGCTAAGGACTATAGTGACATCGAGGAAGAGTATGGTAAAGACTCTCCCATAGTCACAAGGATAAGGCAACAGGATGCTGACCTGGCCGAGTTGAAGGCTGCGAGAGCAGCAGAACCAGCACCGCAAACGAATGTGGACCCAGTGATTATGACGACACTGGACAACTTCTTTGGTGGTGATGGTATGAAGCCGTTCCAAGGTTACTATGGAAAGGTAGAAGCTGGCAACTGGCAGGCACTTGACGCCGGTGAGTTCGCCAGAAGGGAAGCTGTAATTGCG